CAGTTTGAATGGACTATTGCAAAGATGAATATGGGCCATCTGTTCTACGTACAAGTTAGCCCTATGCAAATTGTCTACCTTCCCACAGGGCAACGGATTATCTTTCGTGGAGCAGACAAGCCCTCGAAGTTGAAATCAATCAATATCGGTAAAGGATATATCAAGTATGCATGGTTTGAAGAGCTTGACCAATTCGGTAGTATGGACGAAATAAGGAACATTTTGCAATCGGTTTTTCGAGGCGGAGACCAAAAGCGGATATTATTCTTTTCATACAACCCTCCAAAGTCAGCTCGTTCATGGGTGAACCAAGAGGCGAAAACACCGAAACCGGGAAAACGAGTTCATCATTCAATATACTTGGATATGCCAAAACATTGGCTGGGAGAAAGGTTTTTAACCGAAGCAGAGCACTTGAAACAAGTTAATGAACTCGCATACAGACATGAATATCTCGGAGAAGAAATCGGAACAGGCTTGGAAGTATTTACCAATGTGCAACTTGAAACCATTACCGATGAACAAATTGCACGGTTTGACCGAATACGTCAGGGATTGGACTTTGGTTATGCAGCTCACCCGGCTTGTTTTGAACGTATGCATTATGATAGTACAAGACGCCGGTTATACTTATTTGCAGAAGTTGCCGGATTGAACTTGTCCAATCGTATGTTATCGATGAAAATTCAAAAATACCACGATGTAATCACCGTCGCAGATAGTGCAGAACCGAAATCCATTGATGAGTTGAGAAGCTATGGCATTAGAGTATTCGCGGCGAAGAAAGGCCCGGGTTCAGTAGAATTTGGAATCAAATGGCTGCAAGACCTTGAGGCTATTATCATTGACCCTCTGCGTTGTCCATTAGCCGCAAAAGAATTTATTAATTACTCGTTGGAAACAGACAGAAGTGGAATGGTCAAGGACAAATTCCCAGACAAAGACAATCACTCCATTGACGCTGTAAGGTATGCATTGGAAGATGATATGATCGGGTATAACATGCACGGAGTAGAGCTACTGAGAGGTGCGAAACTATATGGCTAAACAAGGCTGGCTCAAAAAAGCCGTCGGTGAAATATCGAAATTAAGGCAGGGAGTATTCGGCAAATTTGGTAGCCTTATTGGCGGCAGCTGGAACGTGCCATATGTGCTTAACAGCACCAGGGTAGACTATGAGCTTGCCCGGCAGCTGTATCACAATACCCATGATGACTATAAGTTAGGGGCTGGGTTTGCGAAGCCTATCATAAACACTCTGGCTGGTTTTATGGGGGTACCTCGTTTCCGTTGTCAAGACGAAGAGGCCCAGGAGGTCATAGACGAACACATAAGCCGCTGGGTTAGCCGGATGCAGCGAACTCACCAGCTTAGCTTAAGAGACGGGGACTGCTTTGTGATGTTGGCCAATCTGGAGAACGATGACTCGCTTTATCCAGATGAAGAAAACCGGATTGATTTTATTATCATTCCGCCAGAGCAGATAGCGGATATTGAGCTTGACCCGATTACCAGGAGGCCAAAGGCATACACGATTAAGGCCCGGGCAAAGTGGAAGGACGAAGAAGGACAGGAAAAAGAATATACTGTCTTGCAGAAGTTTACTGCCGACAGCGTTATACTAAAAGTTGAAGGTGACGCTCCGGAAGGTCTGACTAGTGAAATACGTCCTAACCCTTGGGGGTTCCTCCCGATTGTTCATTTCAAGAATGAACCAGAGGAAACGGAACTATACGGAACTAGCGAACTTGAGCCGATAGAGCCTTACTTGAAGGCGTACCATGACGTGATGCTTCACGCTATGCAAGGGTCAAAGATGCATAGCACCCCAAGGTTAAAATTGAAACTCAAAGATGTACAAAGTTTCTTGCAAAATAATTTTCCAGAAGCGCTTAAAGCAATCCAGAGAGGCGAACAGGTAAACATCGATTTGAAAGGCCATGAGTTACTTATTTTCACAGATGAAGAAGATGCTAGTTTTATTGAGGCGCAATCGACAATTGGCGATGCAGAATCTTTACTGAAGCTTCTCTTTTACTGCATTGTTGACGTTTCCGAGGTCCCTGAGTTTGCCTTCGGGGTACATACTCCCAGCAGTCATGCCAGTGTAAAAGAGCAAATGCCTTTGCTCATCCGCAGGGTAGCGAGAAAACGTGAAATGGTGACAGAGAACTGGCAGACCTTAGCTCGGATGTTGCTAGTTATGCATAGCAAGATTACCGGAAAGAAATTCGAGAGCTACGATGCAGGAATCACCTGGGATGCCGTTATCGAGCGGGATGAAAAAGAGTATGCAGATACCATCTATACCTTGGTCAACGCACTTAATACGGCTTTGCTTGGCGGTTTCATCAGCTGGGATGCTGCTGTGGACCTGCTGGCGCAGTACATTGATACCATGCAGGAGTATGCTACCGATGACCCGGAACTGCCCGGGGAAAGAGAAAGAATTATCAAGTCATGGTATTTAAGAAGCAGGCTGGAAGATACGGAAGGATTACTTGACCAATTGCAGGATATAGAAAAGGTGTTGAATCTAAACCAGAATCAGAGTCAGAAACAGAATCAAACCAATGAGGGATGATAGCCGATGGCCAAGGAGATAGATGAAATCAAGAAGGCCGCCGGTGATTACCAGAAATGGGCATTAGCTGCACGAAAACAATACATCAATTTACGATTGAGACAGGATAAAGAAATTGTTAATCTATATATCCGTTCAGCGGATAGGATTGCCAAGGAACTACGACAAATTGGAACAACCACGATTTCGGGCCAAATACAAAAGCAACATTTCAAAGAGTTAGAGAAATCTTTGCGGGCGGAAGCTGAGCTAATACAGAAAGGTTTAACGGAGGCGTTTGTTGACTATATTGATTCCGCTGCAAAGGCGGGAGTAGGATATACTCAAGGTGCTGTATTGAATCTATTTGACCAAGCGGGATTGAAGACTTCCAGGATAAGGAATCTGTTCAGCCGGGTGAATAAGCAAGCTGTTGAAGCAATTTGGGCGAGAACGAGAAATGGACTTTATTTATCGGACAGGATTTGGGAACACCGCGAAAAATACCGCAACACCATGCGGGATATCATCCAGGAATCCGTGACCATCGGCCAGGATGCCGTGAAAACAGCTAGGATGTTGCAGCAGTATGTTCGATTTGGAGCGATGACGCTTGCCCGGGACTATCCAGAAATGATGAAAAGGATGAAGGGTAGAATCCCGGGGAACATCAGCTATGAGGCGTTAAGACTTGCGAGGACAGAAATGACTGCGGCATTCGGAGAAGGAGCGATAGCCGCGGCACGAGTTGCGCCAAGCTATCTAGGGATGAAATGGGTGTTGAGTAAAAGTCATCCTGTACCAGACATTTGTGATACCCTTGCTACTACTCATAATTTTAGATTAGGTTTAGGTCCGGGAGTTTATCCCCCAGGTAATGAACCGCCCTACCCGGCTCATCCGAATTGTCTTTGCACACTTGTCCCGATACATGAAGATCCGGAAGAATTTGTTGCGAGGTTGAAGGATTGGCGGGATGATCCAAGTAGTGACCGGGAGTTGGAAAAGTGGTATCAAAGTATATACAAACCTGGAGCAGGTAAGGCGAAATTACCCAAAGCCTCTCAAAAAGCCGCTGAATCAGTAGCCAAAACCGCGGCAAAGGCTATAGAGAAGATAGCTGAAGAGGAAAAGGACATAATTAATCTGGACCTGGATGATTTCGAGGATTTGTATGAAAAATACCAGCCAGACGCTTACACTTACGGTACGCGTAATACAATTGAAGACGTAAAAAAGCATAGTTTTTTCTTGATAGATGAGGCTACCTTCAATGAACGGCGAGTGGCAGAGTATTATTCCGGCGGGGAAGGTTATGAGAAATTCAACCAAGCCTTGAGATTTCCCGAAATGGGGAAGGCAGTCAGCAAAAAAACCAAGGAAGCGATTGAGACTTTAACCAACCTTACTAAAAGAGCCAGTCCATTGAGTCAAAACACGATATTCTACCGCCATGACGGGTTGGGGACATTAAAACACCTCATCGGTCCGGAAGTATTGGAGATGGCATGGGACGTAGTTGTGAGTGGTGATACTAGTAAGATGCCGGAACTGAAGAAGCTATTGATTGGCTCAGAGATACAGGAGAAAGGATTTTTGAGCACTTCCTATCGCCAAGGCGTGTTTGTTCAGCGAGATGGTTTGGAGATACGAATTTACGCACCCAAAGGTTTCAGGGGCGGGTTATTCCTAGAAGAAGTAGCTAGATTCAAAGATGAAAGGGAGTATCTGTTTTCCCCTGGACAAAAATTCAGGGTGTTGGATGTAGAGGTAGGCGAAGTTCCCGGATACGGAGGGATGGAAAACTTGATACTTCATGTTGTTCCCGTAGAATCACACGAATAATTTTGTTACAAATGGTATAATATAGTTAGAAAACGAAAAGTTGAGCGAGGTGATACAATGACTGAGGATAGATCTGTTAGATTCAGATGGAGGCCTGGCGAGGCCACAATTGAATTGTCGCAGTGCGCGTATTGCAAGAACGCCTTGGATTATGCTACCTGCGCAGAATTTGGGGCAAAACCCAAAAAATACAGCTACAACGAAGAACCCTGTCCAAAACGAATACCAGAAAAATGAAAGGAAGGAGGGTAATGGAAGAGAAACAAAATCAAAACCAG